TGGATTGATTCAGATCACTTCGTTACTGCCAATGAGGGTGACTATAAACTGAAGCGTCGTGGTGAGCACAAGCGTGGTGGTTCCAGAGGGTTTACAATCTTCCATAAGGATGGTACAATTGTGTACGATTCAGGAAACACCTTTGAGAATACTCTTGCAAAGGCAGGTTACTGGAACGACAAACGTGCTGAGAAGAAAGGTGTTGAACCTGAATCCGTCACGGTTGGAACCTATGGTGGCACTCGTATGCTGTTCGTAGGTGCTGAGAGAGCAAACGCAGTTGGTGTCTATGATATCACTGATTTGTCTGCTCCTAAAATGCTGCAGATCCTCCCTACAGGTAAAGCACCTGAAGGTCTCCTTGCTCTTGAAGAAGAAGGACTCTTTATTACATCTAATGAAAAGGATGCAGTAAATAGTCTCAGTATCTTTAAGTTCTAATGAAGATCAACAAATATCTGGGCAAGAACGCCCTAGCATTGGTTGTGATTGCCCAGTTATTTGTTATGATAGGTATGCTGAATCAGAAGGCAAAGTTTATTTGCACACCAAATCCAATGAGTGGTCAACTTTATTGTCATGAAAAGTAAGTGGTTGGAAATTGCTTCATCCCAGTTGTGGTTGTTCCCAGCAATCCTTCTGGGTGTTTTAATATTAATTGAAGGTATTCATACAGATGCACATCTTAAGATGGAAATGGATGTTCATGGATACTGTAAAAACAATGCAGAACACCAAGAAAATTTAAATTTCGGAGACGATTGGTGAAAAAGAAAGTTCAAAAAATGTTAGAATGGTTCTATGAAGAATCTGATAGGGGTCAACAAAACATTTCAGAGTGTAAGAATCTCTATGATCTTGTAGAACGTCTTCAGTATCGTCTGGAAGATATGGAAAGTGAGCATATGCAATTAACTCGTGAAATTGCCAGATTACAAGGTAGACTAGATACGTTGGAATCTCGGTTACCTAATGAAGATTAACCTTTGGTACTCAAAGAGTATGGAACAGTGGCGCTGGACTCTTTCCGAAGAGTTTAAAAACGGCGTCACAAAACTAGAGCAACACTCCGGTCAAAGAATCTATTTGCGTGATGCAATGGAAGATGTTGCCAAAACCGTAGAGTATATGTTAGAATGTAAGGACAAGGGTGAATAGCTCAGCGGTAGAGCATCTCCTTTACACGGAGGCGGTCGGGGGTTCAATCCCCTCTTCACCCATATAAATAACTGAAAACTGAAGACGTATAAAGACTATACGATGGAACAAATCAGAGTTAGGTGTCGCTCCTGTGGCAAGGAGATAGAAGGACAACCTGGTAGAACAGTGTCTTGTGGTTGTCCAAATATGGCAACCATTCGCAAAGATAAGATATCTGCTATTGACCTTACAAAGGTCGTTATGTTAAACTCATCTGGTAAGAAGGAAAAGTCCTCTATTTTTAGTAGTGAGGAACTTGCTTATCAGGAGGCACGAAGAAAACGTAAAGTTCGTCGCATCCAATTTGAGGAAAGATGACCGAGTGGTTTAAGGTAGCAGTCTTGAAAACTGCCGTGTTAATAGCACCGTGGGTTCGAATCCCACTCTTTCCGTTTAATAAATACTAAAAAAGTCTTTGAAAGATGGGTATCCAGATAAACGGACAAACTGATAGGATAAGTGCGGTTGATGGATCTTTTAGTATTCAAGATCTTGCCGAAGTAAATGTCACTGGTGTTGCTACAGCATCTAACTTTAAGTCGGGAACCAGTAATGTTCATAGCACTGGATATAATGGTACTAATATTAATGTCACTGGAATAGTAACTGCCGCCTCTGCTAACTTTACAGGTAACGTATCCGTTGGTGGTACATTAACGTATCAGGACGTAACCAATATTGATTCAGTTGGTGTCATAACTGCTAGAGCAGGTGTTAAGGTTCCTGATAGTCAGAAAATATTCTTAGGAACTGGTGATGACCTACAGATTTATCACGATGGAAGTCATACGTATGCTAACAACACAACAGGTTATTTTCACATCAGAAGTGGTAGTGAAATAAGATTACAAAAAACTGGTGGTGAGCGTATGATTTACGCAATACCAGATGGTGCAGTAGAATTTTACTATGATGACGTAAAGAAATTTGAGACACATGCCGATGGATTGCACATCGGTGATGGTGGCAACTTAGACATGCCTCACGATTCTTCTAAGATCGTTATGGGCGCAAGCGACGATCTGCAGATTTATCACGACGGCAGTCATTCTTATCTTTCAAATGCGACAGGTAATCTTTTTGTAGAAATTCCTGAGAGTCAGAAATTTCAAATTCAACATGGTTCAGAAGCTATCATTAATGGTTATGCAGATGGCAGAGTTGAACTTTATTACGACAACGCTAAAAAGCTCGAAACCAAATCAGACGGCATCGACGTAACCGGCGAGGTCCAGTGCGACTCACTGGATGTTGATGGTGCTTCATCTTTTACCAGATCTGGTAGTGGAACACAGGACGTAGCTGACTTTTACAACGGAACCAGCGGTGGACATACTCGCGTAAAGGTCCGCACTGTTGCCAACAGTGGCGGTGATCCTTTCATTTTCTTTGACGGTGGTGGTACTAACTTTGTTGTTGGTGAACAGTGGAATGGCACAACCAACAACATATTGCGTCTTGGTGCTGGCAATGACATGAACACTGTCGCTGGCATGTTTATCACTGCCAGTGGGCATTGCGTGCCTGACACAAATAATGGAAGAGACTTAGGTACTACCTCTAATCGCTGGCGCAACATTTACACCAACGACCTTAACCTAAGTAATGAGGGAAGCACAAACGATGTAGACGGAACGTGGGGTAACTATACTATTCAAGAGGGTGAGAATGATCTGTTTCTGATAAATAAGAGGAACGGTAAAAAGTATAAGTTCAACCTGACGGAGGTTAATTAAATATGGCTTTATATGCAACAAGTATTAGACCATATTCCTCTTATACTTATGGTGGTGTTTTACAGGTAGGTTACAGTAGTTTAAATGGTAACTATAGTACTAATAGTTCTGGTAGTTGGGTTGACATAACAAACTTAAGTGTAACCATTACACCCCAAAGTAGTAGTAGTCGTTTCTATGTACAATTCAGTCTTGGAAGAGCAACGACAGACCAACATAATTTTGATCATGCTGCGGGTTTTCGTGTTTTAAGAAATGGTGTACACGCAGACATTAATGGAGGTGCTGATGGTAGTAGAGAAAGAATTGTTGGGACGGCTCAGGGAGTGGCGTATAATGACGATCATAGTTTGGGTCCATGGTCGTATAGTGGTATAGATCATCCAAACACCACAAGTGCTACCACTTATAAAGTTCAAGCTCTTTGCCAGTCTTCCAGTCATGCACTTCACATAAACAGGGCACCCAATAATTCCAACACCGGACAAATATATGCTGGTGCAGGACGATCCACAATTGTAGTAATGGAGTTAGGAAACTGATGAACAACATTTTTGAAGCAATAATGAAACTTGCTCCAGGAGCAGAGTTTACCATGACTAATGATGATTATGATACTATGATTTGGCATACACCAGAAATTGCCAAACCAACTATTGATGAAGTAAATATCAAACTAGCAGAACTCACTGCTGCTGAACCAATGAGACGCCTTCGTCGAGAAAGAGATAGGTTGTTAGTTGAAAGTGATTGGAGTCAGGGTGATGATGTTCCGGTCGGTATACGAAGTTCTTATGTAACTTATCGTCAACAGTTGAGAGACTTACCTTCAGTTTCAACTCCAGTGCTTGGTGGAACAGATAGAACAGGTATTACAAGTGTCACCTGGCCAACGAAGCCTTCATAAATACAAATAAAAAGTAGATAATGGCGTCTGAAATTCGCGTTAATTCACTGTCTAGTAGAACAGGACTGAGTACTGTAACTTTTACAGATACTGGTCCGATCTTTTCTGGTATCACGACTTTTCAGGACAACTCAGGATTTAATGTAGGAACGGGCGGATCTATATTTTCACCAGCGTCTAATACTGTAACGTTGGGAACGAACAGTGCAGAAAGACTTCGTATAACTTCTGGTGGTAATATAATTCCTGGCACCAATAACGCAACAAGTATTGGTGATGGAACTACCAATTTTTCTTCTATTTGGGCAAGCACAAGATTTAGAGGTAATGATAATGTTAAACTTGTTCTTGGTAATTCCCAAGATTTAGTTATCAGACATGATGGCACAAATAATATAATTGGTTCACCTGTAGGTGGTGATTTACATATCAAATCTGGAACAGGGGATAATGATAATCAATTAATTGCTGTTTTCAAACATAGTAATGCATCAGTTGGCATCGGGACAGATAATCCAGGTCAGAAATTAACTGTTAAGGGAACCACAAGTTTGATGGCAACAAACTCCACTAATCAGTGGATGGCATATACTTATACTGATGATACTTTTAGATTAAATTATAATGGTTCTGGTGCTGATGAAATTACTATAACTTCTGCTGGTCATTTGCTTCATGGTGTTACAGCAGATGAAGATACTAGTGGAAGTGGAGGTCTTAGATTTATTAATTCTGGTGATATACAAATAGATGGAGATCAAAAAGCTTTAGTCTTCAGATCAACTAATAATACAGCACAACTTCAAAGTGCTATTGAATGGTGGAATGAAAATGGTGCTGGTGTTCAATCCAAGATAGCCTGTGATCGAACTGCTGTTTCTCAAGGTGCTAGTGATCTTGTATTCTATACAAGTGCCAACGTAGATACTGCTGCTAATAGCGGTGAAGGTGATATCGGGGAAAGACTTCGTATAACTTCTGCTGGTTTACTGGGTGTAGGAGTTAATAGTCCAGCAACAACTTTAGATGTTGATGGAACACTTCAACTAAGAGCTTCAGGAAATACAACATACGCCACAAGAATTTACTCTCGTCTTGATTCTACGCATTGTTCTGTGATTGAATCATATTTGAATAACAGCACGGCGTTTGAGATGATGGGAACTTACGCTGATGGTGGTGGTGCTAATCCTAGAATTGTCATAGGAGCAACTGGAAAAAATGTTGGTATCAATGAAACTAGTCCTGATACTAATTTACATATTTCCAGATCTTCATCACAGAATGATACTCATGGTATCTTAAAAGTTGAAAGCACTAACACTAGCACTGGTGCTCAAACGAATGCTGGTATTATCGTAAAGAACCGATATGGATGGGCTCAGTTCATGCAGTGGGAGGATAATGGACTAAGAGTAGGATCTAGAAGCACTTCTACTGGTGGAAATGGTGAAGTACACATTACTTCTGGATCAGATGCTGTTAGCATAAAAATAGATGGATCAGGTAGAGTTACAAAACCTCTTCAACCAGCATTCAGAGCTGGTAGGAATAGTAGTTATAGTCCAGGTGCTGGAAGTGATATTGTTTTTAATACAGTAACTGGTGGTGGAAAGCACAATGTAGGAAACCATTACAACACCTCTAATGGAAGATTCACTGCACCAGTTGCTGGAGTATACACTTTTACTGCTCATGTGATTTGGGAGGGTTTAAGTAGTGGAAAGAATATGGCAGACTGTTTCCATATTAAAATTAATGGAACAAATGTTGGTTATTCTGGTAGAAGGGGTGAATATATTAACGGTGAAACTGGAAACAATGGATATTATACAGACTTTATGACATATCAATACACTCTTGCTGCTGGTGATTATGTAACAATCAATAATACCTTCAGTGAAACGATACATGGAAACTCAAATTACACAACTTTCTCAGGTCATCTTGTATGTTGATAAATAACATAGTAAATACAATTAGATAAAATGCCCGACTTTACAATTACATTAACGGATACTGAAAATAAGGCAATGGAATATTGTGCCGCAGATGTTGATGACTGGATCACCAATGCAGCAACAAATCGTGCTCGTATTGCCACTGACGAAATCATTGCACTCCTTGTTGCACACTGTAATGAGAATAGTGTTGCACTTGCAGTAGGCAAAGACGCACAAGTTGCTCAAGCATATGAGTTAGGTGTTGTTCAGACTGCCGCCGCACGTAACGCCGCTGCTGAAGCTGAAAGAACTGAGTGATAATATCACTCATAAATACAAGTAAAACTGTAGTATAATGCCATATATTGGTCGCGATCTAAGTGCAGGTAATTACCTTAAGTTAGATGATATCTCCTCTCAGTTTAATGGGAGTAAGGTATCTTTTAACCTAACAACTGGTGGAACCAATTTTTTTCCTGGTTCTGCCTATGCACTTATCGTCTCGATCGGTGGTGTAATTCAAGAACCAGAAGCGGCATTTACTATTGATCAAAGCAATATTGAATTCGTCACTGCACCTTCTGCTGGTGATGATTTCTTCTGTGTGGTTCTTGGAACTGCACTAGGTGTTGCTGTTCCTGCTGATGCATCAGTTACATTACCAAAACTAGCACAGAGTGCATTAGATAGACTATCAAGTGTTGGTATTCAATCTGGTGGCACAACGATTGGAACGGGTGTTACTTTCATCAACCTGGTTCAGTCTGGATTAACCGCAGAAGTTTCTGCCGGAATTGCCACAGTTACACTTGGTGGTAAAACTGATGAGCAGATTCAGGACATTGTTGGTGCAATGTTCACGGGTAATACCGAAACAAATATTACTGCAACCTATCAAGACTCTGATGGAACGATAGATCTGGAGGTTGCCGGTGGCGGTAAGTTTGTATCATCAAACTCTGGTATTCATACAAACTCAAATGTAGGTATCGGCACGACGCAGTTCACAACCGCAATGGTTGGTGCCGGTAATTCATTTAACGGTCTTTATATCAGTAATGGTATGACGATATATGATAATGAACTAAACGGAAATCATTATATTAGCACAGCATTTAATGGACTGATGGCAGGTCCTGTAACAGTAAATGGGAGTCTAACTGTCGATGGCAACTATGTTGTGGTCTAATAAATACTTTGACGGAGGCAATATAAAATGACGGTAATTAGACCAAATAGTGTTTCGGGCATCAACAGTATAACTGCCCAAGCGAACGAGATTAAGATATTTAAGTCTGATGGAACACAAGGTGGTCTGGTAATTGGTGGTGCAAACCTAAATGCAACATCAGGAATATCAACTGTCGCAGCATTAACAGTAACCGGCAACGTATCTGTTGGCGGCACATTAACGTATCAGGACGTAACTAATATTGATTCAGTTGGTATCATAACAGCAAGAAGTGATCTATCAATCGCAGATAAAATAATTCATACTGGCGATACTAATACAGCACTAAGATTCCCTGCTGCCGATACGATTACTGCAGAGACTGCTGGTTCAGAAAGACTTCGTATAACTTCTGATGGTAAGATGGGTTTGGGGATATCATCTCCAGCTCGCGGTGGATTGCATATTCATAAGGCAGCTACGGCAGAACTGCATTTAACAGATGATACTACTGGTAGTGGTAGCGGTGATGGTTTTACTTTATTTTCCACAAGCAGTTCAGCAGGTGTCTGGTACAGAGAAAATGCACCTTTACGTTTTGCAACATATAATACAGAAAGAGTTCGTATATCATCTGGTGGTAATGTTGGTATCAATGAAACTGCGCCAGATAGACAACTTCACGTAAAGAGTGGTGCTAATAGTAATGATGGTGTAATTAGAATTGAATCAGCAAATGATAATATCATGGATGTGGGAACTGATGGAACAGGTCATTTCCTCAATTGTGTTAATACAGATCCATTTAGAATTAAATTTGCTGGAACAGAAACAGTTCGTATACATTCTTCAGGTGTTGCTCAATTCACTACAACAGGAACACAATATGCTTCTGCTTCAGTTCCAGCATTTGTAGTAAATTCAAACGGTGACCATGCACTTGTTGTTAACAATCAGAATACTACCGACCCAAGAGGTTTATTCATTTATCAGGATCAAGATGTAAATAATGGAACTTCTTATTTTTGGAGAGCTCGTGCTGGAAGTTCAGATAAAGCACATCTTTATACTAATGGAAACTTAAATATTTCTGGTGGAATGGAGGCTGCAAGTGTTAACTTGCAGAGTTCTACCACTGCTTCTTGGTTCCAGACTGGATCTAATTATGGTGGAGCAGATTATGTTTGGGCAGCTAAAAATACACAAACAAATACTTGGCACTCTGGTTTAAAAACAACTGGTGATCTTTACTTGGGTGGTAATATAACTGCCACTAGAAATATTAGTCTCAATGGAAGTAACGGTAGTGCAACTTTTACAGGTAAGGTTACTATTGGTGACTCATATTCTGGCGGTGAAATTCTTTCGTTAGGTAAGAGCTCTGGCACTAGTTACACGGCATTCCATAATGGTGGTGCCAATATGGGATTTATTGGTTTTGCAGATCAACTAATTTCTGGTGGAGCGTCCAATGAGTTAGGTATACGTTCTCAGGATGATATACTTTTTTCATCAGGTGGAAACACTGAAAGACTGCGTATATCTACTGCTGCAGCAGCTGTACATGTTAAGGGTGAAAATGCTCTTACAGGAACCACTGGTGATGCTAAAGGTCTTTCAATTGCTGTTAGTGGCGGAACAAGTTGCCCACTTTACTTTGGATCTGAGACACATAGTGCTCAGAAGTCAATGTATCTTAGTGGATATTGGATATATCTTAGAGGACACCAGAATGAAGGTATAAGATTTGTATTCAGTCAAGGTTCAGGAAATGCTCCTCGTTCAGATCAATATCAGTTTAAGTATAATCAAGCAACTAGACCAACAGGCAACACCACTTGGGATGGTTTCTCTGATAGAAGAGCAAAAGAAAACGTTCAAGATGTAACGAGTGCTCTTGATACTATCGGTAGACTGAGACCAGTTACATTTGATTGGACTAATGATTATGCAGATAGAATGAATATGTTCAATATGGATAAGACTGATCCAAAGAGTTATAACTGGTTCAGTGTAAAAGAGAATGGTTATGATGAATCAAGAAAGAATAACAATGTAGGATTCATTGCACAAGAGTTTGAAGAGGTCTTCCCAAAAGATATTACAGAAACTGAAATGGAACTTGGTGATGAAACTATAACTGACTTTAAGACTGTTAACTTTGATAGTTTGGTTCCTATGCTCACCAAAGCAGTTCAAGAACTTAAAGCAGAAAACGATTCTTTGAAAGCACGTCTTGATGCTGCGGGTCTATAAATACAAATAAAAAGTAGATAATGGCATTTACTAAACTTGTAGGCTACGGTATAAGTCAGACAACCGACATTCACGTTGGTATTGTCACTGCTACTGGTGGTCTAAAAGGTATTGGTATTAGTTCTGCCGGAACTGCAATTCACAGTGGTATTATCACATCGTTGAACTTCATCGGTGCCGGTAATACTTTTGCCGTATCTGGTGGAAACGTTGACATTAGTATTGCCGGTGGTGCAGGCGGCGCAGTCGGGGCAGGAACTGATAAAGTTTTTTATGAAAATGATATTTCAGTTGCTCAATCGTATTCGATTTCGCCTGGTAAAAATGCTATGAGTGCAGGACCCATAACTTTGGCAGCAAATGTTACGGTCACCATACCTGCCGGAAGTGTCTGGTCCGTAGTCTAAGGAGAAAGTATGTCAGTATCTATTGAAGGATCGGGTTCTATTACAGGTGTATCAACCTTTAATAATGCTACGTTTAGTGGCATTACGACGTTTGCCGATAATATAGACTTTGATGGTAATATTACAGGAGTAACAACATTTCTTGGTGTTGGAGTTACTAGTTTAAATGTTCTTGGTGTCTCTACGTTCACTGGACAGTTAAATGCTGGCACTATTTCTGCTACTACTCTTTCTGCCACCACTGTAAGTATTGCAGGAACTTTAACATATCAGGACGTAACCAACATTGATTCAGTTGGTGTTATAACTGCTAGAAATGCTGTTGTCATTTCTGAAGATAATGCAATTCACTTTAGGGGAACTGCTGCTGATGATAATGATGCAATTCTTCGAGCATCTGCAGGTGGTGGACAGTTACTTGTCAACTCCCGTAATGATGCAATAATAAACATTGACGCTAATAATGATAGCACTGATGCTCACTTTGCAGTAGCACATGGTGCTGCTACTGGATCTTCAACTGAATTACTTAGAGTTCAGGAAAATGGTAAGATTGGTATCTCATCAACAGCACCAAAAACAGATCTTGATATCTCACAGAAGACGGGTGCTGTAGCACTGCCACAAGGAACCACAGCACAAAGACCGACTGGTTCGGCACCATACATAAGGAAGAACACCACTAATAATGCCTAAGAGTATTATGATGGGACATCATGGGTAGAGATAATCACGGATTATTTCCCCACTGGTTCAGTAATTTTAGGTTGAGGTAAGGTATAATGGCGAACGAATATTTAAAGAGAACTCCTACAAGCACTGGTAATCGTAAGGTATGGACTTTAGCATTATGGTTAAAGAGAAATGCTGTTTTTGGCGATACTGGCGCAGATACTATCTTTAATGCTGCAAATACTGCTACTAATAGTCACGGAACTGATATAAGATTTAGAAAAGATAATACAGGTAATAATGGTTGGAATTTTTACGACTATAATGCCAATGCCTTTAATTGGGTAAAGTATGGTGATATTGAAAGAAGAGATAGTGGAAATTGGTTTCATGCAATGTTTGTTTTTGATAGCACAAAACCAAGAGGTGATGATAGAGTAGAAGTTTATATTAATGGTGTATTGGATACTACTATTCAGGGTTCATATGATACCAATCCATCCATAAATTATGAGTCCTATGTAAATTCTATTACAGAACATTATCTTGGTATTGATCAATTATCAGGAAGTTTAACCACATCATATTCCAAGAGTCAATTTGCTGATGTCTTCCTTGTAGACGGTCAAGCACTCACACCAGATGTGTTTGGTTTCTATAAAGACGGAGATGGTTATGTTTCTGTTGGTTCTACACAATCAACTGACTTCCGTCCTGGACAGTGGTCTCCACATTCACCAAGAAAGATTAAATCTGATATTGAAAGACGTGGTGGATTTGGAGTCAATGGTTTCTATCTTCCTATGAATGATAGTTCCAACTTCGGTGCTGACTTCCACACCACTCCTAACAGTATCATCACTCTGAAAGGAGAAGACTTACCACAACCACGCAATGGTGCTCCTACAACTTCTGATGCTTATGTGAGTCAGTTGAGAACAGACCCTTATGCTGCTAACTTGGTTCTTGCTGTTCCTGGTATCTCTACTGCGACTGGTAGTAATCTGATTACCAATGGAAACTTTGATAGTAATGTAAGTAACTGGACTGCAACTGATAGTACAACTGCTTGGGAAAATGGACAGTTAAAAATTACTAGAACGGCTGGAGGAGGATTAACAGCTAATCAGGCATTTACCACTGAAACTGGAAAAAGGTATACTATTTCAGGAACAATAAATTCTTCTACATCTAGAGGAGACCTTCGTGTATATAATGGATCTGGAACAGGTGGATCCATGATAATTAACATTAGTGGAACAGGCGGTGCAGTTACAGACCTTACAGGTTCTTTCACGGCAACATCTACAACGTCTACTGTTGTTATTGCTATTGATAACAATAACGGAATTGTTTATGTTGATAATATTGTAGTCAAACAAGAAGACGCACCAAGAGATTACTCTGCTGATATCAAAGGTAGTGGAACCAATAAGACTCTTACTGCCAATGGTAATGCTGGTGTGGGTTATGAGATTCCATCATACTATGGAAGTGCTTTGAGTTTTGATGGGTCTGGTGACTATTTAGAAACCACATTATCTGCATTTGGAACTAATGATTTTACAATAGAATATTGGATAAATCCAAACTCAATCTCTGCATCTTATACTGGAACCGTTCGTCTACAGGCATCAACAGGTGAAAAGAGAATAGAACAAGCATTTCAGAGTAGCACTCTTCAGATCTATACAGATAGTGGTGCATGGAGAGATACTGGTTTTGCTCCACCAACTAACCAATGGACTCACATAGCACTAGAAAAATATAATGGATATTTGACGGTATATGCTAATGGTGTTGCTGTATGGACGGTAACTAATACTCGTGATTATGATGAATCATTTAATGTTGACATTGGAAACCATGTAAATCAATTTAACGGATACATGCAAGATGTCCGTGTTTATAGTGGTGTAGCAAAATACAAAGGTGGTTTTGATGTTCCGAAACCTTATACACCAGTAGGTATTGAGAGTTGGAGACAGGTTTCTGATACTTGTAAGAATAACTTTGCTACTTTGAATCCAAATATATTGAGTAATCCTGGTTTAACTGACGGAAATTTAAAAACAGTTGGTGCAGCAGGTTGGATTGGTTGGTTTTCTACATTTTCATTTGTAAGTGGAAAGTATTATATGGAAATGCATTTTCCAGATACAACTACTGGTGGTTCATATTACAGTGGATTTGGTTTGAAGCATGATGGATTTGTAAGCAATGCATCAAGTGAATATTTTGGAGATGCTGTTGGAAAAGCAGCGGCACTTGTCAGATCAAATGGAATTGCTCTGTATAACAATGGCAATCAAGGAGATTTAGTAACAGGAACTTATACTGGTAGTCATATCATGGGAATGGCTATTGATGCTGATTCTGGGAAAGTTTGGTGGTCAATTGATGGAACTTGGATTGGAGCAAATCCAAGCACAGGTAACAGTGCATCATATACATTTACTGCTGGACAAACTGTAATTCCTGGAGTTACATCTTATAATGGTAATACTAGTGGAGATCTATTAACAACAAATTTCGGTCAAAACCCGTCATTCTCTGGACAAACAACAGCAGGAACCCATACCGATTCCAACGGCAAAGGACTCTTCAAGTATCAACCTCCAAGTGGTTTCCTAGCATTATGTGAGGATAACTTACCTGCTCCTGCGATTGCTGATCCTGGTGAGCACTTTAAGACGGTGCTTTGGACTGGTGATGGTAATGGTGGTAGAAGTATTACTGGTGTTGGATTTGCTCCTAATTTTGTTTGGACTAAACGAAGAAGTGCAGCTGCATCTCATTTTCTATTTGATTCTGTTCGTGGTG